GGCTTGCTATAAGTCCATTTTTCAATATATTGCCCAACGCCATCACTATCATCTCTTAATCCAATTACGCCGTTTGACGGATTAAAATCAGATGGAGTTAATTCTGGATAAATCTCACACAATAATTCAAATAAATTAGACAATTTACGCTCCTAAATAAGTTAAAGTGAAAGCATTATTAGCAACGCCGCTAGCCAATGTTCTATCGCTTCCTTGACTATGATAAACAAAAGCCTCTAAATAATCTGTCGCAACTAAATCATCTACGACAAAAACGCACATAGCAGTAGATTCATTTGTTGTCGTATCTCTGAAATCGCCTGAGGCTATTAGTGAGCCATTTTTGTATATTGCAGCAACGCGAATTCCAGATGGTGAAGCGCCACCGTTAAAAAATACTTGAACATCGGCTCTATATTTTCCTGCTTTGCCTGCTGGAATTGTAAATCGGCTCGTATTACTTGAATTGTTGTGAAAAGCATCAGTATCAAAAACTTCTAAATCATAAGTTACCGCAGTATAAGCGCCAGAACCGATTGTTTGATTGCCTGATTTATATGCTTTGCAACCGACAAATCCACTTGCAGCAGCAGCAGCCCACTTTAACCCTGTTGCGGTTGAGCTATCTACTTGAAGGGTATGTCCATTTGTGCCACCAACGGCCAATCTTGCAAAAGTATCTGCACCAGTTCCAACAACCAAATCACCTTTTGCATCAATGGCGGTTGCCATCGTGTTTGTTACAACTGGAATTGGCCCTGTTCCGCTTGCTACTGAAATACCTGTGCCAGCCTGCACTTCAGTTACATCACCTGCACCGCTAACACCTACCCAAGCTGATCCATTGTAAACTTCAACAGCATTCGTATCTTGTAGGTAACTGACCATTCCTTCAGCCAACACACCGCTTAATGCAGTTGTGCGAGCTGCTGAGCTCGCAAACACCATAACGGTTTGCTCTTGTAAATACGTATTAACCTGAGCTGCCGTTAACACATCGCCTGTGTTAAAGAGCTTATATCCTGCGCCTGCCATTTGTTCTCCTTAGTAGCTCAGCACGTCTTCGCCTAGTATACCCGATACATCGGAATTTAGGACAAAGCCTGCTAATAGTGGTTCGGTGGTGTATAGGGTAGTCATCCAGGATGACTTGGTAATGTCGTGATGGATTGCATTTACCAAACTTGATTGCACCACGCTAGTTGATCCTGGGGTGGTTTTAGTAACTGTTACTCCATCAAGCAATTCTATGTCTACCCCTGCCAATGGCTTATTGGGGTTAGCATCATCATAAAGATTAAGCTGAATGCTATCTATGCGTATTTCTGGGTCTTTGCGTGTGGCAAGTATGCCCTTGGCTTGATCTAAAGCTTCAGCATTTGTCTGCACCAATATGCCTGAGCGTGTGCCTGAATGAAGGAAAAACTTGTCAATGGAAGTTTGATCAAAGGCATTCTGAGCTGTGCCACCTGAACGGGTAATGGTTACGTCATTTATCAGGTTTGTATCATCTAGGGCAACAACGGCATTGGTGTATGAGATATCTACGCCTTGATCGCTAAACTCATAGACAGGAAATGCCGGGGTGGCGATTAAGTTGTTACGGCTTACAAAATTGACCTGACCATTGGCATCTAAGAATATGCCGCCAAACTCGCTTTGCTCTACTGTAAAAAGGGCTTCCAAGGCGTTTCTAGCCGTGCCTGGGTCGGCTTGTAGGGTTGTATCACCAGCATCAACGTTTCGTAGGCTTATAGGCCATTCTACGTCATCTAAGATGGCATTTACGCGAGCTCCTGAGAGCTGAACGCCTGAGCCTGCTACTGTGTCAATTGCTGAGCCTGCAAGCAACTTAAAGCCATCTACGCATTTAAGCGTTACTGTGCTTAATTCATCGTTGCCTTGCCTAAAGCCTGTGTCATAGTTCGTGATAAAGCCTGAGAATAGATAATAATCTTGGGTGGCATAAGTCGCATAGATAATTATCTGCCTTAATGGAACTAGGTCTGGATAATACGCACCATTCACGTTGGTCGGATTCCAATCGCCATTCTGATCATACAAAGTAACATTGGCTGTGCCAGCCTCAAACTGTGATGTGATGCGATTGCGCCCACGCCTAATGCTTACCCTAGAAACTAGGTCTGTTATCTCAACGGGTAACGTGCCTGAGCCAAGTCTATTTGTTCCAAGTATGCCCTTTGTGGCGCTGCCTAAAATCAAAGGGTTGACTTCAAAGGCGGTATCGCTATCAAAGTCAACAAAGACACGCAGCGTTGGTGCTGGCATTAGATTGCTGTGCTACTAAGTAGCAAGCCCTTACCTGTTCTTTGATAGGTGTATTGAATATCGGTAATGACCTCGGCCAAATCTTCAGCAGATGTTACGTTGCCTTCAACAGTTACGTTTATTTCAACGTTTGGAATAATGCCAGCCCTAAATGCTGCATCCATAGATTGACCTAAATACTCATTAGCCAATGCTTCTTCCGCTAAGGCTGTTGCATAATCTGCTACGGCTATGGTTTCCGTAAGCAATTCTGCTGCTCTTGCTGCTTCTGCTGCTGCTCGCGCTCCTTCTTCGGCGGCTGCCCTTTCTTCAGCAGTTTTTGCTTCAGCTAGAGCTTTTGCAGCTTGTGCTGCTGCCTCTGCTGCTTCTCTTGTTGCCCGTTCAGCTTCTTCCCTTGTTCTATTAGCAGCTTCAGCATAAGCAATTGTTTTGTCGGTTTTAGCGGCAATAACGCTAGCGTTTGAAGCTGCTTTGCTTGCTGCGATACCAGTTGTTAATTGATTTAGTAATAATTGTTGATTAGCCATCAATGCAAACAAATCTTGTAGGTTTTTCTTTGCAGCAGCAAAATATCCATCCCATTCTGAGAATGGATTGCCAGCCTTTAGATTGGTCAATGATGTCGCAAGATCAGTTGTTTGTTTCTGTATTTCTTTTAGCTTATCTGCAAGTGCTGTTGCAGTTGCGCCATCCTCAGCCAAGATAGCCTTCATAAGCATCAAGCGTGTGCGTTCTTCTTCAGTAATCTTGCCCTGCAAAGCAGCCTCTATTTGTATCTTTTCTATATCAAATACAGCCTTGGCCTTGGCTATGGCAAGCGCGTTTTTCTTTTCTTGGTCTGCTAACTTGTTTTGTTCTTTTTTAGTCTTTGTTATGCTCTGCTCAGCTTTAAGAATGCGATTGCGAGCGCGTAAGCCAGCACGGCCTCTTTCTTCTTCCAAGCGTGTAACTTCAGCAGTTGATTTAACCAAACTACGAACAAATTGTTGAAATGCGCCATCGCTTTCTTCAAAGTCTTTTACAATGTCTTGAAATGCTTTTGCAAAGAATCCTGTTGCTTGGCCTGCTGCATATCCCAGGGCATCGCCTAATCCAATTACATCTTCTTGCAATTGCTCAACTTCAACTTGGCTATCTTGTAAACCTTTGACTAATCCTTTGCCAAATGCTTCTTGAGCTTGTTCTACCGATTCTTTTAGCCTAGCCATTTTGCCAGCCAAGGTGTCAGCAGCTTTTGCAGATGATCCTTGGAACTTATCTTGTAGCTCTGCCAGCACTTCATCAAAATCACGTGCCCTCAAATCTGCGGTTGTGTATCCAATTCGCAACTTCGCAAGGGCAGTTGTTTCTCCTAAATATGCACGTTGTAATGCAGCCGTTACTGTTCTTAAATCTTTACCTGTGCCAGCAGCAATATCAAGAGATGTGTTTAATAACTGCTGTGCAGTAGTAACATCCTCAGTTGCCTGTGATAACCTGTTAAAAGCATCCGTTAGTTCCCCACCGGAAATGCCAGTTAATAATGCTAAGTTATCTATGTATTGATTAACAAAAGGTGATGCAAAACCAAGGTTGATTGATTCTAATTGAGCCCTAAGTAAGTTAGCTTCTTTCTCAGCTTCTTGGAAAGCCTTTACGGATTCTTTGCCAAACTTTACTACTGCTGCCACGGAAAATACAGCAGCAAATTTTCTTCCTAATGCACTAAAAGCTTGGTCGGCTTTTTTTGTTGCTTTGTCATCAAAGGTTGTAACTATTGGAAAATTAATTGCCACGTGGCAACCTCGCTATCTCAGCATTGGCCTGTGCCGTCATTTGTTGCAATACTTTAAGGATTGTGCCTTGAACCTTGCCTTTATCCTCAACTAAGTTACGCCCCACTAATCTACCTTCGGTCTTACTTGTTCTTCCTGTCTGTGCTAAATCGCCGATGCCGTTATTTAAGTTATCAATAAACCATTTGCCAGCATCAGGATTGTTAGACTTACTCTCTGAGCTGCCGTATCGGTTTTGCCTTCCAGCAGTTTCAATGATTGCACCGGCTGCCGACTTGTTCAACAAAGATACAAGCGATGCCCAGCCTGATCTATTAGCTCTGCTCTTGGCTAAAGAATAAGTCAAGCCACGTCTTACAACGTTTGATTCAAAGCTTGGAAAGGCACGATTGCGACCTGTTCGGCTTTTGCGCTCATAGCCAGGATAATTAAACCTAGACAAGTTTTCTATTGTGCCTGGAACATCATTACGCGCTGACTTAACAATATCTTTCAACGGCGCACTAATTTGTGCGTTGTATGCCTTCAAGGTTTCAGGGGCTAGTTTACGCAGTATCTTTCTAGCCTCTACGACCCCTTTTACCTCTACTGGCATTTTTCCTATCTTCCGCTTGTTTCTTCAAAACCTCATGAATAGCGTTTAACATACCTCTATCCATATTGATAAACTCATTAGGCGCAATTCCTGTATGAACAGATAGCTGGGCTATTCTGTAAGTATAGGAATCACGCGTTAGCCATTTGGGGAATCATCACCAAGAACTTCAACAGCCTTCAAAGTGCTTAGGAACTTATCCCCAAATGGAAATACGTCTGGCGCATCTGCTCTACGCAGACACTCCCAAGCAAGCCAATAAATATCGCTCTGCTTTTGATCTTCTCTGAAAGCCTTGTAAAAGCCTTTCTTAGCATATTGCTCAAAAGCATATTCAATAGCAGGTGTTATCTCGTGGATACTTTCCGTGCCATCTGCCCTTACAACTTTAAGACTTGCCATTTTTGCCCCTTTGTTAAATTAGAACGTGCCTGTTGTTGCTACTGTTACCTTGGAATTAAGAGTAAATGTAATGTCCTGAGTTCCAATATCGCCTACTCCACCATTGATAGGTGTTAGGTTGTTTACTAGAATATCAAAAGTATACAACGGATTAGTTGCGCTTACAGCAGGTGTCTTTTCCTGAACCATCTTAACGGCAACAGTTGTTCCAAATGCGCTGTTAAGTGTCTGCAATACCTGTGAAGTTGCTGTGTCGTTTAGGAAGGATACAGTTAGAGTTCCTGATTCCAAGCCTTTAACAAACTTGTGTGCAGTATCTCCCATCGCTGTTACTTCTAATTCGTCAGCAGCGTAGTTAAGAGTTACTGAAGTTACGTGGTCGCTCAGATCAACAGCATTAATCTTTAGACCAACAGTATTATTCAAAAATACAGCCATGTTAGCTTATTCCTCGTCTTTCTTAGTTGTTGGTTTTGGTGCTTTTTCGCTTAGCTCTACTTGGCCAATTTTGGCAAGGAAAGCCTCGCGTTCTTTGTCTACATCAGCCATGTTTTAGCTCCAATCGGATAGAACGCTGATTGATACTTCACCGGATAGCAGATCGCCTGCTGTTCCGGTTAAGACCGCCGGGGCGCTGAAAGTGCCAATTGTATACGCAATTGATGATGCTTCCAGCTTATTTACTATATTCAGGTAATAATCTTCAATGTTAATTAGGTTGCCTTGGTTATCAAACATAGGTGTTAACACTATAAGTTTGAAATTGACCTTAGGCTTGATTGCTTTGTAATGGTCGTTGCTTGGCTCAATATATGGGTCATCAGGTTGCACCACAATGCTGTTAGCAAGCGGTGTGGCAGGTGGGAAGGAAAACACCTGCCACGCCGTATTGTCAGTTAGCGCAGCCGCGATTGTTCCACGTAGGGTAGAGATTGCTGACATTATCCTACTTGACCGCCCGGAGCTAAGTGATCCGCAAGTAAACCGCGAACACGTGCCATTAATGTATTGCCCATACGATACGGCGATGGTTGAAAGTCTGGTGAAATGCCGCCAGCGTTTGACGCTTGACGAGCCTGCCAAATGTCAACAGCGACCATGAGTGATGCTAAGTTGACTTCAGCTAAAGTTGAGTAATCTATTGATTGTGTTCCATAAACGCGACCCCATGGGGCTATTGTGTGATATTCGCGTGTAGTAATCTGAGCGTTAACAAACTCTAACCAATTTCTTCCAACATCGGTTATTGTTTGTGAGCCATTAAAATGCTGGCGAACATTCTCAACAGTTATGGTATCGCCAGTTAAAAATTGGTCAACGTTTTCATAAATATAAATGCGCCCTGTTGTGCCTGTTGCTTCTAATGCAAACACGGATTGCGTGTTGAACCACAACTTGCTTTTAACAATATCTTCAGCAGCTTGGCAGCATTCTTCCACTACTGCTGAGCTGTATAAAGCACCAATGCCAAGGGCAGAACGAAGTTCGGCTTCAGTTACGTATGTTGCAGGCATTGTCTTTCCTTTCTAATGTTAGCCCCGGCGCAAGGGCTGTGCGCCGGGGTAACTCTACGATCTATTAGTTAGATCAGGACTTGTTGAACCAGTTAGCTCCAGCCGCAACTTTGGTTGCAAGTGCGCCAAAGCCATAGTAGCCAAGATCAACAGTTCCATCGCTATTCACGTTAGTGCGTAGCTGGAAGCGTGGTGATTCATACCATGTGTAGGATTCAGGATTGATAACTGCCATTGAGTAATCAGCAGTTCCATCACCACCTGAACCAGTAAAGTTACGTGATACGTATAGGTCAAGACCTGCAACGCTTCCACGTAGGCTTTGTGGTGAAACAACACCGCCAGCATTCTGTGGCTGTGCTGCGTTGTAAATTGGTCGGCCTGAATCGTTGTAGCTCATGATGTTAGCCCATTGATCTGGGGTAACAAGAAGGTTACGTGCAAAGCCAAGTGATGCTGTGTAAACAGCAGCAGCGCCAGAAGCAATATACTCAAGCAAACCTGTTGCGCTGTTTGCTTTTGCTGTTGTGTTTAGAGTTCCTGCTGCTTGAATTGCAGTCGCAACAAATGAATCTGTGTCTTTTGCGTAAGCAAACTCCATCTGACGAACAAGCTCGTCAAAGAAGGTTGGCGAGCTGCGCTCAATGAGCTCAACTGTGGTGATAGAACGGCCTTTGAATGGCTTAACGCTTACTGTGATGTAGGAAGCTGTTAGTTGTGATTCAGTAACAGTTTGATTCTCGTTAATCTGATCAACAACTGGAACAGCAGTAATTTTTGGAATCTCAAATGACATACCTGCATCAGGTAGAGTTCCGCGTGAGATTGCATCAATTACGCCACGATCTGCATTTGATAGTGGGTTAACAATTTCTGTTAGCTGGCGAGTTGGAATCATGCCAGGTGCAGTTGATGTTTCGTTGTCGGCAGCGCGAACATACATCGCTGCATCTTCATCGCCAAGGAACTTTGCACGTAGAGTGTTTTCTAGGTATTTAGCCTTAGTAAACTCTAAACGTGGCTTGGCATAAATTGGTGCTGTAACTGTTGGGCGCGAAGCTTCCACCGCAGGGGCTTCAACCTCAGGCGCAACGGCTACGGCGTTTGTTGTGTCTTCCACAACGGCCTCGCTTTCGTTTTGGGTTGTTATTTCTTTTGCAGCATCATCTTCAGATGCAGCAACGCTCAAAACTTCCGCGCTCTTAAACGCAGCAGCTTGAACAAGACTTGTTTCTTCCATCCTACTTTTTAGCACACGATAAACGCCATTCTCGCGCTTACCATCAATTACCTCAACACCGACAGACAAACCAGACCTTAATTGCTCGCTTGCCTCAATCAAACTATCTGTGCCACGCTGGGTATTAGAAATCTTAAATGTTGCATACATGCCATCTTCATCTTCTCTGTAAGACACCATTCTGCCAATAGGTTTTTTTGCATCGTGTTCTAACAAGAGCTTCGGCTTAGGACTATCTGGAATCTGAATTGATCCTTTTTCAAATACAACTTTGCCAGCAGATGTTTGTCCAATCTCGCCGCCAAAAGGAACAATCTTGCCTGAGATAGTGCGCTCACTAATTGAGCATTCAATATCACTAGAGAATGTTAGGTGCATCTTCGTTTCCGTTCGGTGATAGGTTTTCCATTTCCATGGCTTGTTCTACTGTGATCAAGCCAAGTGTTAACATTTTTTCTATTACTGCTAAACGCTCTAAAGCATTTACAGCAAGGAAAGCATCTTCAACATTAAACTTGACTATGTTTCCGCGCGCTGTTATATCATCCATGCTAAGCCTGTCTTGAATTGCATGGATGTAAGGCGCAAGAGATAGCGACACAAACTGACGGCGCTCATCTTGCACGTTGCTATATGTCATGCTGTTATTCATATCTGCACTTATGTAATATGCAGGCACATTCATCAAACGTGCTACTTGCGTTGACATGTTCTGTATTAGGTCAACATAGCCCATGTCTTTAGGACTAAAGCTGGTCGGCACGTAATCTAAAGTGCTTGTCAGATAGGCTGTTGCGCGCTGTGATCGCGCCGACTTCCATGATGCCAAGATTGCTTGGACTTCTTCCTGTGATAAATCTGCGCCTGTGTTTTTAATGACACCTGAAGGCATTGGGGTTGCAGTTGCAACGCTCGTTGCTTTATCTAAATCAATTGCAGCTCTTAATGTTCTTGCGCCACGCGCTAACACACCTTCATCTAAACCTTGGAAAGTAATAAGCGAGCCAACACCTGACATTGGAACTTGCTTACCATCTACAAAGTAACGTGTTATGTATTCTGTCTGTGGATCAGTATCAAATGACACGCGACCTGGTGCAATCCATTCAAATCTTGCTGGTCTGCCATCATCAAAATAAGTTTCGGTTACGCGCCAATAAGCTACGCCAAAAAATAATAGTGAATCAACTGTCCAGCATATTGTTACAGATATTGGTTGCGCTGCTGCTGGTTGTTCTAGCCATAATGGCTTGCCAAGTTTTTCGCCTGTTGATTTTTTGTAAAGCTCTAAAGGAAATGTTGCAATAGTTCCAGCTAAAAGGTTTCTGCACCTAGCAACGCTTGGAACGCTAATAGCTTCTTCACGGCCAACTGCATTAAACGCTAATGGGAGAAAATAGTTAAAAGAATCCGTCATTAACGGCGGTGCAAGTTGCGCCTCTATTTTTGCAGGGCGGAAACGATCAAATAGACCCATCGTTTAAGGATACCACACAAATCAGACATTTCTACCATTTCAGACATAGATTTGTGGCTTGCTTTGCGGCTTTAGTAATTGATGCACCACCATGGCTAATGAGATGGCAGCAGATACATCTCCAGCAGACTTACGGCGCACAATGCGCCATCCTGCATCGCTTTCTTTAGCTGCACAGTTATTCATGCTGTCAACTAGGGTTTGCTGGCCTGCATGGACAAGTCTGCCGTTTACAATCGCATCATAAAGATCAGAGCAAGCCTGATAGAACACAGTTCCAGACATATCTTGAATTTTGTGGCCTGATTGGCTTAAACGCTCGGCTACGCTCATGGTTGCATACTTATCAAAACAAATCATTCTTGGTTTGTATTGTCTTGCCCATTCATTGACTTCAATAGCCATCTTTAGTTCATCTATGGCTACTTGGCTTTCAAATTGGGCTATAACGCCAACGCCAACCTTGCCATCATCCATAATCTGACCAGCTACTAGGCTTGCCATCTTTTTGTTAACTGATATATCCATGCCAAAAATAGTGAGCCTACCTGGCTCAAGTTTTAGCTCAGCAAAGCCCAAATCCTCAAATGCCCGGTAAGGCCAAGGCGATTTAAGGGCGCTTACCCATTGACAAAGCGTTTCAGTTCTGCTCGCTTCAACGCTAGATGTAGCAATTGCTTCCTCAATAGTTGCTTCATCAATTAGGTAGCCTAAAGCTGGGTTTGCCTGATACCAGGCATCTTTATCAGTTATTTTCGCAAAATCATCAGCGCTGTATTCCCAATAACCCATTGTAGGCGGTGGGTATGACAACGCCCTAGATCGTAAATCATTCAATACGCTTGAATAGGCATCTCCTGCGTTACTAGTCATAAATATCTGGCTATCAGGCCGCGCTCTAGTGATTGGCTTGGCTGCTGTCCACGATTCTTCATCAATTTCGCGCAACTCATCAATGTAAAGCAAGTCCGCGGTCTTACCACGGCTGCCATCTCTTGTTGCCGCGACTATCTCATACCGAGCGCCATTTAGAAGCTCTACTGATTCCTGGCCATTAGCCACGCGGATTTGCTTTACCTGAGCCATCAACATTGGGTTATCCTCAATGACTTCAACTACCTTGCGAAAGGTATCTAAAGCCATACCCCTGTTAGATGACATAGCCACTATATTCTTTTCGCCAAAAACAAACAAGCCAGCTAAGATACGTATGCGCGCTAGGTGTGTCTTTCCTGATTGACGTGCTACAAGCAACAACGATGTCTTCTTTTTGAACTTTCCCTTTTTGTCAACGGCAAGAAGCTGCGTGAGCACATATTCCTGCCAAGGTAGCAAAGTTTGGTTAATCCCATCAAGAAACTTCTTTACTTCAGGCATCCTGGACTTGCCTTTATGGGGTGGGGTTTCTAATCGTGGCTTGGTTGCCCCCTTACGTGCCTTCTTCAATTAGCCCCCGGCTGACTTGGACTAATAAAGGGTGAATCCGCATCAACGTGGATTGTAGTATGTCCGTTTTGCACCGATTCGGACCGATTTGTATGTATTGGAGAGTTATTGAAGCG